AAGGTTATAGACGCGAACATACAGTGTGTTCGGGGTCTGGGCGTCCGAGTTCGTTGTCCTGAATGTGAATCGAAACTGCGACAGGTCGAGCCCTTGCGTGCCAGTCGAGACGATCAGGCTCGCCTTTCGTCCGAACTGGTTACTCATGGGTTGGTTATCGCGTAAAGGTGGCTAGTCTGCCCTAGTGTTTCGAACGTCGGCACCACATCGGGTGCATTGTCTGTCTGTGCAACCAGGGCGAAGCCGAATGACAAGTATCCGAACTGCTCGAGCAGGTCCACTCCAGTCACCATCGGGATTCCCAACAGGATCGGGTTACCGCTCGCATCGGCGATATCGATAGTCCACGACGAATTCGGAACATTCCAGCCGACTGTGAAACCGTAGGTCGTGCCGGCGAGCGCAATGGTGAACGTCTGTGGCTCGGGCGACAGTGGTATTTCGTAGTAAGTCGTCATACCTGTTGCCCGGATGAATTGAACTGAGGCAAAGCGGTCGTGTTGATGTTAGGCGAGGGCAATGGATACTTCACTCCGTTATTCACCGTCGCGCCGTTCTGTTCCGGGTTCGCCATATTCGACGAATCCGGGACGGTCACAGTCTGCGTCTGAGCCATCAGTATCTGCCGACAGCCTATGCGGATGATCAGGCTGTTCTCGGTCTTCGCGTCCGTTGTAGCTGCCAGCGACTTGATGAGCATGTTCTGATAGACGCGCTTACCGGTGTATATCGTGAACAGCGTCCGGTTGGCCCGCATGGCGAGCAACTGCTGATAGGCAGCCTGAGAGGGTGATCCAGAGCCGCTACTGGCGAACATATCCACGACGCCGCCGATGGTGCGAGCTGCGCCGATGATAGTTTGCAGCGCTGAACTTGCGTTTGCTGCCGCGCCTACTATCTGGTTTGCCAGACCAGAATTGTTAGGACTATCAGACCACCCAGCCGTGACGATTAGTTCGGACGGGCGATTAAAGGCGTGATCGGAGATAACGGTTCCCTGTTCTACGGGATGGTCCGTGATCTCCGTTTCGTCCGTATGAGCTTCTTCAATCGTTGCATCCGGGACGAATAAAGTCCCCGATCCATCATCAAAACCGCGCTTCGGCTTATTGGTTAGCAGTTGAATCAGGATTTGCCCTGCTGCAACCGCGTTTCCCAATACGCTCATCTAAATGCTCCAGCGAAGTTTCTTACGAGGTCGCCATTAACACGGCTTTGTTCGCCACTCACAGCTCGAGCGGTCCCCTGCGGATCGGACGACCCGTCGATATGGAACGTGTTTTCCTGCTGGATTTTGATGCCCGGCGATGAGCCGCCTCCAGCACCGAGACGTGCGCCGCTCATCGCATTGACATTGCCGAACGCCCGACCGTTTTCATGCTGGAAGATCGCATTGGCAACGCCGCCGAGTTGATCGCCATTCAGCTTTGCATCTGCGGAGATGCCCAGTTTCTTGGCGACAGCATCGACATATGCTGAAGTGTTGTTTTCGCTCGAGGGCGCCCACTTCGAAATGATCGAGCGAACGGTGTCGTATCCCCTGGATACATAGCCCTCAAGCAATTTGATCGCGGCCTTGATCCCGTCACCCATCGACTGGAACACGGCGAAGCCCTTGTCATCCTGGCCGGTCGCGCCCGTCTGTTGCGCAAACTTACCGAAACGGATGTTTCCAGGGTTGTTATTCCTGATTCCGCGTGGCGCATTGCTGGGCGGAATCTCGATGATCGAGCCGAACGAGTCATCGTACATCGGCTGAGGGGATGGAGTCTTCCCTCCGCGATTTGCTGGCCCATTGAAATCGAATGTCGCTGGGTCGATCGCGCCGGCCGCCGCCTGGTTCTGGGCGACCTTATCATCCTCGCCCTGATTCAGGTTTTCACTATGAAAGAGCAGGGCGATAGGACCTAGTACTTTCAGTAGGGCGCCGATAGCACCGCCAGCCGCCACGCCACCGAGTCGCACCACAGCAGCAACGAGATTGAGAATCCCCGTTACGAGTGGCATCAACTGAATTGCAGCGAGCCCGATCAGAATTCCCTTCAGGCCGCCAATAGCGTGATAGACGGAAACGATATCGTCGCCTACCTTCTTCCAGTTGACGCTCTGGATCCAGTTCGCAAGACTCTGAACCGCATCTGCAATGCCCTGCGCAACTTCTCCGGCATGGTTCTCTGCGAACTTCTCAAACTGGTTGACGAGCGGTGTGAGAACCGGGGCGAGCTTGGACTCGATTACGATCCATAGATCGTTGAACGTATCCTTGACAGACCGGAGTGAGTTATTGAAATCGACGCCAGATTGCGCCGCCTGATCCGGATCGATCCCGAACTCAGTGAGCTTTTTGCGGTACTGCTGTTCGGCTGCAAGACGCTTGTCTTGTCCCTGCTCTAGCATCAGCAGCGTGTCGGGATCGATGCCGAACAACTGTGCGTAGGCAGCAGCCACATAGGGCTGCATCTGCTTCGCTTTGCCGATGAAACTGTCGAATTTCTCTGCGGGGTCTTTTCCGGTGACGCCCAGCGAATCGAGCAGGCCACTGGAACCGGGATTCAGGCGAAGCGTACGAGCGAAATTCTCGAGTGCGCCTTGCGCCTGATCTGCAGTCAGACCAATCTGACCCGCGGCATACCGCAGGGCCATGATGTTCCCAACGGTCGCACCGGTACGCTGCGACGCGTAGTAAAGATTCTCCATCTGGTTAGAGATGATCTTTACGCCCGCAATAATGCCAGTTGCAGCAGCAGCGACCTCAAGCCCAACCGTCTTGACCGATTTGGTAACGGCTTCGACCGAGGTCGTGAACTTCTTCATCGACGCTTCATCGATGGTAAAGCCCAAACTGACGAGGAACTCCCGGAGCACGTTATCGCTCATTTATTACGCTCCGCTTGCTGTCTGAGTATTTCTTCGTTGGCTGAGCGCACGGCGATTGCATCGTTAAGAAGCGCGATGTCCTCTAGACCCAGCGTCCCGTCTATGAGGGATTCGTACTTGCACAGATGCTCCATGACGGGTTGAAGCAACCAGTCTTCGCCGTCAGGCAGCGAGAGCAGCGAGGTGTTTTGAGACTGGCTCGCGCTTACGCCGCTACCGCGCCGGGAAAAAAACCGCCCAGGTTCCCCTGGATCACTTTCACGGCGAGCTGGACCATCTGACCCATGTCGATGTCTTCGAACATGAGACCGCCGCCACGTGCGACGACAGGTGCGCCCTGGCCATTCGCCTGCATGCGTTGGCAAACACCGAGGCACGCATCGAGCACGTAGTCCACGTCATCATCAGACATGCCCGACAGTGCATCAGTAAGAGGGCCTAGGAACGCAGCGAATCCGTCGCTTTTATCGGGCACTGAACTCATGCCGGCCATCCCGGCCAGCAACGGAGTAAGGCGCCGCGCCACGTGAAACTGCTTGCGCGCGTCGATGCGGCCGATCCGGTATTTCTGGCCGCCGACTTCAACGATGTCGGTCATGGATTACACCCCAACGGCCAGAGCAGGGTCCATCACGCCGATATCGAACACCCATTCGATCGTGCCGGCTTCCATTGCATAGGTGTTATTCGGGAACTTCGAGAACGCGACCTGCTGGCAGGAGTACTGCTCGCCGCGGACGATATCCGAACCAGCCATGACGTTTTGCGCCCAGTTGGCCGACGACGTGCGCTGGAAGTTGTACATTGCCGAGAGTTTGCCGTTAGTCGGCGAGGTCTTCAGCAGGCGCACCGTGGCGCGTCCACCCTTGCCCGGGTTCAGGCTGTGCATGGACGTGCCATCAGCACCGATGACCATCGTGTTGGCGTTTTCGACAAACTCGAAAGTCACGCCTTCTTTTGCATCGCCCGCGCCGTCACCGAGAGTGATTGCGCCGCCCGGACCCGTCAGAGTCAGGGAAAAGTCCTGAAAGCTATATGCGCTCATGTGTTATCTCGCTTATTGATTGACGGACACGGCGAAGTCGACGTCGTGTACGGCGCCCGCCAGCTTTACGGCGATCTGGAACGGAACTGACTTGCGTGCAGCGCGGTCAGCCTGGCTTTGCGATGCGACAGTCGGCTGGAAGACGTAGTAGCCCTTGGGCAGGAAGTCTCCCGTATTTAGCGTGCCGAAGCCGCCGCTGTTCCACGTGCCGGGTGCAAACAAACCGTTGTTGACGTACTGCTGGCAAACGCCTTCGATGTCCGTCGCGAGGATGTGCATGCCGGGATCGGTCTGCGGAATCTTCGTCGTGCTCGTGAAGAGACGGTTGAACAGCGCGTTCTGAACATCGATACAGAACGCATCCATGCCAACGATGGTGTCGATGTACTCGCCCGATGCAACCTTGGCCGGCTCGATGATCGTCGAGCCGTTGTTGTAGGCCACGTAGACGTTGCAGTTCTTGCCTTCGAGCGCAGCCATCTGGGTGGCATTGAGCGTTTCAGCCTGAACACCCGGCTCTTGTTTGTAGAACAGGGTGATGACCGTGTTGTTGCCGGTGTAGTCCACCGTCAACTGGCGGCCAAGAAGCGAATTCACTGCGTAGGCGCTATTGCTCGAGAACTGCGAGCATGTCTTGTTGTAGCCAAGTGCCTGCAACTGCGATGCGATATCGGTCGTGCTCTGCGTTGTCAGAACACCAGCCTCTTGCGTCGTCACACCGTAGAAGTGCTTGTTGGTCGTCGCTTCGCAGAATGCAGCCAGCGCAAGGTGGTCGGAGTCGGCTGCTTGCGGAACCGTCAATCCGTACCATTGCTGGCCGAACTGATTGTCGAACAGGGTTGCGGCCGTAACTGCCGATTCAGCATTAACGCCTTGGGCGACAAATGCGCCCGACGATGCGGCGGTCATGCCGAGCATCGAAGAGATGTCCGTACCGCTGCCGCCCGTCAGGGTCGCGCCCGAGACTGTGCCAACCGATCCAGCCAGCGTGAATGCATTGCCTGCCGTGCCTGCCGTCTTGTAGACGATCTGGAGTGCGGTGCCAGCCTGATTGACCGAATACACTGCCTTCGACAGGTTGGTATCGGTGGACTGATTCAGGAACGTCACCGCGGCAACCAAGGTCGCCGATAGCGTCGCGCCAATCAGGATCTGGTTACCAGTGGTCAGGGCCGACACGAACGTCACCACAGTGCCGCCGATCGTGACGGTAGCTGCTGCGGTCGGGTTGACCGAGTACGTCACCGCACCGAAAGCAGTCGGAGCGCTCAGAAAGCTCAGGGTCGATGTCGCACCGGTCGAGCCGTCCGTGATCTGGAACTGGGCAAAACTCGAATTCCACACGCAGGTCGAGCCGGCCACAGCGGCGGCTAGCGCGGTCTGGATCAGCGATGCGATACCGTTCAGGTTGGTTTGCGTCGCGAAACTGGCCGGCGAGATCGTGTACGGCGTTCCGTTGATCGTGACCGAGAATGCGGGAGCAGTGATCGCGGTCCATGCGCTCATCAACTGCTGAGCAACAGAAAGTGATGCGCCAAACAGTTCAGCCGCGGTCGCAGTCTGCGCCCAGCGGCCGATCAGTACATTGGCTGGCGAGGGAATCTGGCCGAACCAGTCAACCGCGGCCAGATATTCGGGTGCTGTCGTGCCGAAATCACCAGCGACAGCAGTGATGCCGGTATACGAGCGCATCCGGGAATTCACATCGATCACGGGCGACGAGCCCAGGATCAGTTCGGTATTCAGGTTCTGCGCCTGGGCCGCATTGGGCGACAGGTTCACCGTCCCCTGGATCAGGCGGGAAATAGGAAGTTGAGCCGTCGTCATTTGTGCGGATCCCAATAGAAAAAGCCCGCTCGCGGCGGGCTCAGAAGGTGTTTCGAGGGGTTATTCGGAAACGGTGAAGGGGATGGTTCGCGGGTCGGAATCCACGGTGCCATCTGCCGACAGGACGGTGAGGACGTTGTAGGTGCGAATAATCTCGCGACGAACCGTCATTTCGAAATCGAACCGGCGCACCCATTGCTGGTTGACCAGTTCAGGCACTGCACGCTTTTTCCCGACGCCAACCAGCCCCATCGAAAAACCGGATAGGACTGCATTGTTCTGCGACACGTAAATACCGTCACGAGCCTGCGCAGCATTGGCGCTTGCATTCGGCCCGTAGAAACTCAGCAGCACCGTCAGGATTTCATTGCGCTGCAGGATATCGGAACCGTCGCCCGAACCGTTATGGATCATTGCCGGGTTTGCATCAGCATCGCTTGACGTGACGCCGATCGCGCACCAGTTGACCGAGGGCTCTGGTTGCTGCGGCACAGTCGGCTGCCAGCGAGGGCGTACCAGATTTCCCGGCAGACCGGTCAGGCCCACAACCATCTGCTGGAACACCGCATCAAGATCGGCATCCTCAAGTGGAGGCGAAGGCGCTGTCGGGACCAAATATCCCGGCGTCGTCGAATCATTGCCCACTCGAGCCACCTGTCAGCGGAATCAGTTCGCAGTTTGTTGCAGTAAAGCCAATCCCGAACCGGGACCAGTCGCCTACGTTAGTGACGGTGTATTGCCGGCCATTCCACGTCACGATGTCGGCATCGATTCCGTCGTTGCCGGCTATCAGGTTGAACTGGCTGTGCACGGTGATAGAGCCAGTGATACGCGACCCTTCAGCCAGGCGCATCAACAGGTCGCCTGTGTTATTAGTCACCACGCCATAGAACGGAGTCGTGGTCGGCGTATCTGTGGCAATCCCGTTGTCGTCGACCGTCTGTGTGTTGCGCATACAGACAAGGCTGTCCACGAAATCCGGATCTAGCAAAATTTCAGAGACGTCGAGGAGCGGCATGGTTACTTGGCGGCAGTAATGCGGAGCGAAGCGGGATCACCCGTCGTGATCGCAGCGATAGCCGTGTTTGAATTCAGGTTCATCACCACCGGCACATTCGGCAAAACAGGATGACCAGTAGCAACCGTGACAGACGCACCGTAGCCAATGAAAGCGACAGCGGGTCCGAGATTTGTCACGATGACCTGGGTCGGCGTACCAGTCGCAGGAACCGTAACGGTCGCAGACGTGCCGCTGGCGGAAAGCACTGCTTCGCCAGTGAAAACGAAATCAGGGAGGGCCATTTGCGACCTTGAAATGAAAAAGCCCCGACGAATCGGGGCTCAGTATGGGTGTGAGGCGATTTACTTCTTGTCGCGCACCAGGCTAGTAACCGAGTTGCGCATGCTGCCAGTATTCACAAGCGGGATGATGCCGGTCGCCGTCTGGGCTTGCGCAGGATCAACCCCATCGGCAACCGCCTTCAGATAATCCTTCTCGCTCTTGCGCATGCTTTGCGTCTGCCGGCTTCTTCGCCGGTTGCGAATCGTTTCGGGTGAGAGTGCGGGCGGGATGTTGCTGCCGATCTTCTGCTTGACGGATGCCTCTGCAATCAGGCCGGCCGTCGTCAAGGCGCGCATGGCGCCCGAATCATTGCCTTCCAGCGCAGCCGTGGCGCCCTGTTTCAGACGCTCAGCGCATTCAGCCTGCACATCCTGCACGCCAGGAACCAGAAACGGTCTGGCGGGCACGTTATGGGCCGGCGAACCGGTTTCCATGACGTAGCCAATCTGCGCATTCGTCATCGGCGTGTCGTCACGCTCGGGCGCGCTATCGGGAATGCCGATCAGCACATCCTTTTGCGCAAGTTTAGTGATTGACCGGATGAGCGCTGCCATCTTGTCGGCCGTCATCGTAGCGCCGGACTTCATATGAACCTCGGTCAGACCTGCATCCCACCAGCACCCATCATGCGGGCCAGCGTCAGGAAGCGAATGCCATACGATGTCAATGCAAAAAAGCCTGCGCCATCCAGCGTCGCGGCGCCCGTGTCGTAACTCGTGCTGACCTTATCGACGGACTTCGCCGAGGTCGGGCCAGTCATGAGGCCGGGAACGCCACCTACAGACGCCGCGGTCTGGTCCCGCAGTGACAGCACCAGATGATGTGCCGTCACCAGCTCGAGACCGATGTTGGTCAACTCCATCCACCGC